AGAGGATATGTGGAGAGACAGGAGATCGCCCATGAAGGGCTGAAGACCTTTGAGATAGAGGAAGTGGATGAGCAAGATCCGAGTTAATAAAGTCTACGGACATCTAAAGAGATCAGACAAGAAGATCATAGTAGAGCAGGGAGGAACGAGATCAGGAAAGACCTATAACATTCTCCTCTGGATCATCTTTCATTATTGTGGTAAGAATGTCGGTAAGACTATCACGATAGCAAGAAAGACCTTTCCTGCGGTTAGATCCTCAGTCATGAGGGACTTCATTGATATCCTAAAGCAGAATGATCTGTATAGAGAGGAGAATCATAATAAATCCAATTCAGAGTATGTCCTTAATGGAAATCTGGTAGAGTTCATCTCAATGGATCAGCCTCAGAAGATCAGAGGTAGAAAGAGGGATCTTGCATTCTTGAATGAGGCGAATGAACTGACCTTTGAGGATTGGCAGCAAATCGTATTCCGTACTAATGGAAGAATCATTCTGGATTATAACCCTTCAGATACTTTCCATTGGATCTATGATAGGGTAATACCAAGAGATGATGCAGCATTCTATCAAACGACATACAGAGACAATCCATTCTTAGATCAGACCATCATAGATGAGATAGAGCGATTAAAGGAAACGGATGAGCATTATTGGAGGGTTTATGGATTAGGGGAGAGAGGAACAAACAGAGCGCAGGTATTTCAGTTCACCACTATTCAGCAGATTCCTGCAACTGCTAAGTTCCTATCTTATGGGCTTGACTTTGGGTTCACGAATGATCCAAGTGCCTTAGTAGGATGTTACCAAGAAGGGAACAATCTATACTTTCAGGAGATGATATATTCTACGAACCTCACTAATCAGGATCTGGATAGAGAATTCCAGAAGATAGGAATAGGGAGGTATGATGAGATCTTCGGAGATTCAGCAGAGCCTAAATCAATTGAGGAACTGCATAGGATTGGATGGAATATCAAACCAACGGCAAAGGGAGCAGACTCTGTTAATGCAGGGATAGATATGTTAAAGAGATATAAGATCCATATCATAGGAAGTAATCTCATGAAGGAGATGGAAAACTATAAGTGGATGGAGGATAAGAATGGAAACCTCTTGAATAAGCCTGAGGATAAATGGAATCACCTCATTGATGCAATGAGATATGGAGTATATAATAAACTAAGCAAACCTAATTATGGGAGATACACAATCCGTTAGTATAGAGATCCCTGAAGCATTATCAGATATTAAGATAAGTGCTTATAAGAAGTTCATCACTTTAGCAGATGAGGAGAATGCTGATGAGATAGCAGTATATCAGTTCTGTGGATTGACTCCTGATCAGCAGGAGAAGATGAAAAAGAATGATCTTGATGAGATCAGATATCAGATTGCTGAGGTGTTATCTCAGAAGCCTAATCTTATAAAGACCTTCACCTTCAAAGGGAAGGAATATGGGTTTCATCCCAAATTAGAGGACATCTCACTTGGAGAGTACATAGACCTTGATCAGTATCTGAAAGAGCCTTACATGAATGCTGAGAAGGTTCTGGGAGTATTATATAGACCTATCACTAAGAAGATGTTTGGTAGATATGATATAGAGAATTATGATCCAGATGTTCATGATGGATTAGGATTTCAGGATCTTGGAACGGACATCTTATTGGGTTGTCTGCTTTTTTTTTATCGTTTAGAGATCAACTTACAAGTAACTTTCCTTCAATCTTTGGAGAAGGAGGAGAAGGAGATTCCTTTGATGTCCAATCTCAATTCTCCAGAAAATGGAGTTGGTATGGAGCAGTATATCAAATTGCTCAAGGTGATCTCCTCAAATTTGAAAGAGTAACGGAACTCCCTCTTAGAACTGCAATGACTTATCTGGAGTATGAGATAGATAAGGCTCAGGTAGAAAAATCTTTGATGAAAAAAAATTCTTTTTAGGATTTGATTATTAAAAGTTTTTTTTGATATCTTTGAATATCATTAAAAAGATAGAGAGATGAAAGTGGAAATTACATCAACCCAAAAGTCTTATTTAGTTACTTTGAATAAGGAACTAAAAAACTTAGAGCATTTAGGAAAATCCAATTCAAGTGAATGGTGGTCTATTGCTGAATCTATTGATGCAATAGAGAATAACCTTTAATATTTAAGAGAGATGAATCAATTCAAAAAGTATCAGTTTTTAGGAGATCTTCAGGATCTAATTGAGCAAAGTGATAGTGGTGATGTTTATTCACTTATACATCAGGAAGTAGATAATGCTTGTATCTATTATTCAGATTGCTTCCAGATAATTTCATCCTGTGGGATGACAGATTGGGAGGATAATGAGTTTGGAGTAATTACAAACATCCAGCAGTTAGCGTTTGTTGCTCTTTATGATTTCGTAATTGATAACCTTGAAATTCCTGCATTATGAGTTTGTATGATAAGATTAAGCCAGAGCATTTAGATGCACTTCAGAAAGAGTTGGATTCATATCCTACGATAACAGGGATGTTCATCAATAGATTGAAGAGCATAGATTATGTAAATGAATTACAGATGCAGGATATGATTACCTTATCAGGAATCATTCAGATGGACTGCTCTCCTATTAACTTCTATAATTATTTTAAGTGATGGATTACTTAGATAGAGAATTAGCAGTATATCAGGAATCACAAGAGGGTTGGTGTCATATATGCGGAGAGTATAGTGATTATGAGTGGCATTGCGATTGCTGCCGAGAATGTGAGCAGACTTATGCTGCTTGTGAATGCGGTTCAGAAGAAGATGTACATTTAGGGATCTAATGGTGGTTCATTAGGTTTGGTTTGGTTGAGGAGGTCTGTGGTGGATCTCCTCTTTTTTTATCCCTATTTTAGCGAATAGGGTTTTTTAATTGTATGAAGAAGGGATACTATCAAATAACAGAGGCACTTGAGAGTGCTGCATCATCAAATGATCAGATCAACCAAGTAACTTGGGGGGATATCTTTGATTTAGATTTTCGGAAGCAGGATATGTTTCCTGTTGCTCATGTCATGACAGGAACTGCGACCTTAGGAGAGAGAGTGATAACCTATGAGTTTGATCTTCTGGTAATGGATATCGTAGATTACTCAAAGGAGGCTAAGGATCTGTATGAGGGGAATATGATGAAGCAGGATATATATCATAGAACATTAGCAGCGATATCTGAGATTCTTGCGACCTTCAGGAGAGGAGATCAGTATGATGCTTATTTCAGGTTAGTGAATGATCCTGTTGCAGAGCCTTTTGATGAGGATATGGAATCTAACATCTGTGGATGGAAGGTAACTCTTCAGATAGAGGCTATGAACCCTAATAACATCTGTTAGATGAAGGGAGAGAATACACAGAGAGCATTAGATAAGTTTGGTAAGTATCTTGTAAGGGAGTCCAGAAAGAACCTTACAAGGAAGAACAAGAATGTAACTAATAGCCTCTATGAATCTCTGGATTATGATGTAAAGGCGATGCCTAACTCATTTGAGTTTGATTTCCTGATGAATGAATATGGGGAATGGGTAGATAAGGGAAGAAAGGCAGGAAAGAATCCTCCATTCTCACCTCTTAGGAAATGGGTTCAGGATCGCAGGATTCAGTTCAGAAGTAATAAGGGAAGATTCCAGACCTATGACCAAACGGCATGGGCGATAGTTAAGAGCATTGGGAAGAAGGGAATACCTGCTTCTAATTTTTATTCAAGACCTTTCAATCTGGGCTACGCTAAACTACCACAGGAATTAGTTGAGGCATATGCTTTAGATATGGAGGATTTCTTGGAGTTCACAATTGACAAATTAAACGAAAAATATAAGAATGGCGGTAATTAGTCCCATAGGCTTAGTAGGAGCAAGATCACCGATTCTCATCACTTGGGATGGTACAGGAATATCAGCAAGTGATATAAGATACTTTAAGTTAGAGATCTATGCTTGGACAGGAGAAGAGGCATCACGACCTGCTGATCCTATCTATACTATTGACAGACAATCTGGATTTGTGGATGTATATCCTACGGCTGATATCGCTCCTTTATTGGAGAATGAATTCAATCACAGGATATCTAAATTGACTCAGGACACGATTGTAAAGAATGCTCCTGATGCTCAATTAT